GCGCTTCACCGCGAGGCGCCACTGGCCAGCGGCCTCCGCGCTGCCTGGGACTGCGGTCGGCTTGTCCACCTGCGCGATCCACCACGAGCCGGCGTAGGTCACGCCGTCGCCCTTCGCGTATTCCACCCCGGCGTCGTAGACCCCGCGGTCGAGCGGCGTGGCCATCGTGAAGTGCGCCACCGCCTCCGTGCCGTCGCTCTGCGTGGCGCGCACGCTGAAATCGCGCTCCGAGCCCTGCTCGATCTTGATCGACATGATGCCGTTGACGATGCACTCCCAGCCGCGCATCCCCTGGGTGTTCGCGACCGCGCGCCACAGCCCGCCCGCGTGCCGCGCGTAGACCCCGCGCTCGTAGCTACGCGCCGCGTCGATGCCGGGGAGGATGTCCAGCGTCAGCGCGTCGCGGCCCGGATCGCCGTCCTCGCCGTCCTTGGGCTTCGGCATCACGGCGATGGCGTCCGTCACCATGCGCATCACCGCCTCCGGCTCAACGCTCCTGCCGTCCTTCGGCCGCGGTATCGCATCCACGGCCTCGCGCACCATCTCACGAATCTCGGCGGGATGAACATCCTTCGGGCGCGGCATGGCGTCGAACAACCGCTTGATCTCCACGATCGCGACCTGTCGCAACTCCGCCATGTCCGCATCCGCGCCGTCCCGAGGTTTCGGGAGCGATGAAACCAGTTTCGCAAGATGCGCCTCGAGGTGCGCGATGATCGCAGCCTCGTCAGCGTCCTTCCCGTTTTTCGGTTTCGGGAGGGCGGCGATGGCGTTCTCCACATTGATGCGCAGCGTCTCGGTTAACGCCCCCATGTCGGCGTCCTTCCCGTCGTGCGGCTTCGGCAATAGCGCCACGCGGCGCTCGATGCAGCTTTCGACGTGCGCAAGGATCATCGCCTCGTCGGCGTCCTTTCCATTCTTGGCGGGCGGCAACGCGGCGACGGCCTTCGTCACGGCCTCAGACACCATCGCGGCGACCAACGCGGGGTCGGCGTCCTTACCGCGCTCGCCCTTCTCCGGCGCGGGCCGCGCCTTCCACTGCTCCTCGAGCGCCGTCATGCGCGAGAGTAGCGGTGAGATCGACGCAGCGACGTGCTCCTTCACCGCGCGGATGATCGTGTCGCCCATAGCCCGGATGTCATCGCGCATGGGTCAGTCCTTCCGTGATGTGCCTCAACAGCGCACGCATCTCCTCCTCGGCCTCCCGCTCGTCTGCGGTCGACGCGGCCGGGGCCGGCGCTTCGGTCTTGCCCGTGGCGAACGGGTCTGCCTTCGCGTCGCGCTTCGCCAGCGCGGCGAGCGAGTAGTTCTGCTGCTGGAGGTAGGGCGTGTCGCCACCAACCTTCGGCGGCTTGTTCTCCGCCAGCCGCGCCTCGTTCGGCGCGAGCACCCCCGCGCTCATGCCGGACTCATAGGCCGCATAACGCGCCTTCGGGTCCATGCGGAGCAACGCATCAAGGTCCAATTGCACCATCATGTCCGCCGGCAGCTTCAAGCCCTCGTCGAGCAACAACTCCATCGCCTCGATGTGCGGCTGGAGCGTCGTCTTGTAGTATTCCTGGTCTGTCTCGGGGCTCGCCTTGAAATCCTTGCTGGCGGAAATCTTGTAGAGCGGCGTCAAGTAGGCGCGCGCGACGTCCTCGACCGTCCACCCGAGTTGCTCGATCAACTGCGACTGGTCCGCGGGCATGGTGAACGGCTCGAACTTGAGCCCGTTCCCGGTCACCAACAACCGCCCGACGTTGTCCCCCGAGAACCCGGCCTCGAAATCGCGCTTCATGCGCTCGGAGGTCGCCTCGTCTATGACTCCTGGCGCGGTCAACTGGCCCGAGGGCCGCGACATGTTGGAGAAGAACCGCGAGCTGTTTGCCTGAATCTTGTTGCCCTGCGTCGTCGAGGCCGCGCAGGCATAGAGCGGCGGGACGCCAATCAACGGATGGAACAAGCACTTCGCGCGGTCGTGGATGATCTCGCTCGCCGGCATGGAGAGCTTCGCGCCACCGACGCCAGCGAGCCAGTCCTCGCTCAACTGGTAGAACACGGAGCCGTCCGGGGCCATCAGAATCTTCACGCGCGCGGGGTCGAGAACGTAGAGCGCCACGACGACCTTCCGCTCGTCGCGCTCCTTCAGGACGTAGGTGTTGCCCCAGATCAGCTTTGAGAGCATCCACTGCTCTATGAACTGAAGCCGCGTCTGGTAGCGATTCGGCTTGCGGAGCACGGGCGAGAACGCCCCGCTGTCGATCTCTTGCCACGTCTCGTCGGCTTGCTCCTGCAAGAGCTTGAACCGCAACTTCGCGATGTCGCCGGAGATCAGCGCGAGGCAAGCGTAGACGGCGGAGAACGCGAGCAACGACTGCGTGTTGTCGATCACGAGGTTGCGCTGCCACATGCCGCCGAACGCCTCCGTGATCCAGCCCCAGCGGCTCGCGATCCGCACCGGGTCGGAGATGGGCGTGACCGTGTTCTGGTCCGTCTGCTTCGTGAACGGGACGTGGAACCCGAGGAGCTTCAACGGCCGCCCACCCCGGCCTGACGGCGCCTGGACTTCGGCTCACGCGCCTCCATCACCCGCGTCTCGTATGACTGACCGCGCAAAGACCCCTCGGGGACGTGCGCGAAACCGATGATCGTGAACAACTTGACGTGCTCGTCATCCACGTCGAACTCCTGCCCGGCGCACAGCGGCACCGAGCGGTAGGTGAATGCCTTGTCGGCGATCATTTTTTGCATCGTGGTCTCCGGTAGAAACAACGCTACAAAAAACACCCGGCCGCCGGGGAGGCGGCCGAGTGTGCGCTGCTGACCTTCTGCGTTACCCGGTGTAGGCCGCGGCCTGGATGAACGCGCACGCTTGCGAGCGCGCCTTCGCCCAGTTGATGTGCCGCACGGCCTTCACGGCGATCGACTCGGTCTGGAACATCGAGACCGTGGTCGTCCCGGTCGACGTCGCGGTCGACTGGTTCGTCGCGTTGTCCTTCATCTCGATGGAGACCTGGTCCGACGCGTCGATCGTGGCGTTCCCATCGTCCGCCAGGAACACCTCGGCGGGGTTGATGAGCACGATCATCTCGCCGAACTGCGGCGAGCCGGCGATCTTCGCCGCCTGCGTGGTGATCACCGGCAGCCCCTGGAGCGTCCCGCCCAGCATGGAGAGTCCGGGGAACTGCTGGTTGCCGAGCGACGTCACGATCATCGAGAGCGCCTGCGCAGTGGTCTCCGACATCACCAGCGCGCAAGTGGAGAGCGAGATGTTCGCCTGGATCATCGTCGAGGTGAGCGTCTTCCAGTCCGCGACGAACGTGGTGTAGGTCACGCCCGTCGGCGTGACGGGGGTCACGCCGTAGGTCAGCGACGCGGGCTGGATGTTGGTCTGCCCGCCCTGGTTCGGGTCGATCAGGGACTTGTCCAGCGTCTCCTGACATTCCCGCGCCAGGTCGTTGCGCACCATCAGCTCGGCCGAGGGCGTGGACAGCATCGCCAGCTCCTTCGTGATCGCCACCATGCCGGCGACCTTCGCGATGCCGAGCGACACGCTCGACGTCGCGGCCTGCGACGGGATGATGGGCTTGCCCTGCCCCACCCAGTAGCCCGTCGAGCCGCTAGTCTGGCTCGCGATCCGCACGTTGAACGGCACGTTGCGCCAGCCGGAGATACGCCCGATGATGGTCTTCGGGCGCAGGAACTCGATGAACTCGCTCGCGATGTTCTGCGCATACGCGAGCTCCGAGGCCCACGTCGCCGTGGTCGAGTCGCCGGCGTTGATCTCGTTCGCCTTCAACGCGAGCGCCACCTCCGGCGCGGTGTCCATCCACCGCCTCTCGCTCCGGTAGAACTGCTCCGCCAGCGGCGCCATGCCCTTCGCGCGCGCCATCGCCATCGCCATGCGCGCGAACCGCACGCCCGGCTCCAGCTTCGACTCCACGCGGATGCCGCTGCCGGCCGGCGCGCGGCCCCTGGAGGCCAGCTGCGGGTCGATGCCGGCGGCCGGGTCGATCGCCGCCGCCTTCGCGGCGTTGATTCGCTCCATCTCCGCCAGGTCCTTCAACTCCGCGTCAACGCCGTCGATCTCTTGCTTGAGTTCGTCGAACCTCTCCTTCTCTGCGACGTCCTTCGTCCGGCCTTCGCCGGTCGCTTTGCCCTGGATGCCCTCGAGCTCGGCCACCTTCGCGGCGCGCGTGGCTTCCAGGTCCTTGATTTGTTCCTTGATCGTCTTCATTGTCGTGCCCTTCATCGTTGCGGTTGAGCCCGTGACGCCGGGCGTTGGTGTCGCGAGCCTGACCGACGTCGCCTTCGTCGCGCGTAGCGCCGCGCTCTGGCTCTGCTGGTCGATGCTCTTGATCGTTTGGATTGATGCGTCCTGGTTCGCCGGGATCGTGACCGCGCTCAGCTCGAGCCACGCCCACGCGGTGAAGCGTTGCCCGCCCCACGGCTCCTTCGGGTTGATCGGCTCCGACCCGTCCTCCAGCGGCATGAAGCCGATGGAGAGACCCCGGACGAGCCCGTGCTTGATCGACTGCCACGCCTCGTCCAGCCGATCCTTCAGCCGGCCCGGCTCGGCGATCTTCGCGAACCGCGCCTGCA